AGATGCGTTGGTAGCACTTAAGCCTTTGCCATAGATTAAACGGCTTACGTTGTTTATAATTGCGTTATTCGTGGTGCTATTAGTATAACAATCTATCAAGAAAGAATAGTAGTCATTTTGTGCGCCAAATTCTACCCAATCTTCTCTCTTGGCTTCTTTTATTACTGGTGGCTCATACGCTGCCAGTTCTAATATGTGAATGTCTTTACTCATAAATTATAAATTCATTGTTTGATGCCTTACTTGTAAACTGACCGTTGTTTACTGAATAGGTTGCTACAGGTTGGTTAGTACAGAATATTCTATCCTTGTGTACTATGTCAGTTCCGTTTTTTATTACAAGGTCATAGAAGTGATTCTCTTTAATATCAAATATAGCAGAAATTGTATCGTAATAATCTCCATTCGTGTTTGTGTCTATTGTTACTTGCACCTCTGTATTCGTTTGGTCGTCAGTTATAAACATACCGTCATAAGTTTGACTTCTTGGTATAAAGCTAAATGTCTGACTTGTTGCTATCTCTTGTAATATAATCATCCTTACTATAATAACTAAAATAGTGTTTTTTTGTTTCTCTTTTGAAATGTAAGGCAATAAAAAAGGCACTCCGAAAAGTGCCTCTTGTTATGAAAGGAATATAAGAAAGAATCTTATGATGATACGATGTTAGCATCGTCAGTTCCATTATTGAATACTGCCTCAAGAGTTGCCTCTGATGAGCAGTCAATAAATAATGGTGGTAGCTCCTCTTCAGCAGTGAATGTAAGTTGGTAGCCATTGAAGTCTCCAAGAGCAGCTCCAGTCCCAATAGTACCAGCACTTACGTCGCATCCTTGAGCAAATCCAAGTAAGAAAAATTGGTCTGTCATACTACGAGCAATGATTCTTGGTCTGCCATAAGAAAGTAGTTTCACTTGCTTGTGAGTAACTACGTCTTGACGCTTTAAATTAACTACTAATTCTTGAGAAAAGAAAGTCGTTCCATTATCTCTTGATGCGTTGATAGTTGTGTTTAATGCGTTAGCAGTAGATTTTAATTCGTATTTGTACATATTCAAAGCAGTTGCAGTATCTACAGGTGTCCAAGTATCCAATTGGTCTTCTTGGTCTGTCGTAGTATCAAAAACTGCTGAATCTTCGTTTAAATCGTCGAAGTTGATTATGTAGATTGCCTTTAATCCGCTTACCGAATCCTTGCACTCCTCAACTCGTCCGTGACTTATTTCGCAAGACATATTTTAAAGTTTTTAATGTTTATAATAAGAGCAGTCCGAAAACTGCTCTGTTAATTTATCTTCTATTAGTTTGCAGAGTTTGTGATTCCGTAAGTAACGATATCGTCAACGATTGCATATTGAGCTCCACAAGCCATACGCATTATTACTCTACAATTGTTTGAGCCGTCTAAATCGCTCATATCCAACAATTTAACTTCTTGTAAATCTGAATTTAGAGAGCATCCAAAGAACAAGTTAGATTTCTGTGCTGCTACCGCAGTATTGTCAGCTAATCCGTTTGCTACAAATAGTTTAACTCCGTCAAAAGCTAAATCTTGACCCATACCATACCAAAGTGTTCCTTTGTTGTCAACACCATTAGCACCAGCATTGTTAGCGATAGAACCAAATCCACCTAAAGCACGAACATACGCTCTTGCGATATTTTGTGAAATGTAGATGTGTAAATCCTCACGACCATAAACAGTTGAAGGAATAGCATCTACTATAGAACCTAACTCATCGATTACATTCGCAGCAGTAACAGTTGTTCCAGCGATTTCTTGTGCTGCTGGTAAACCAGCGTCTACAGATACTTGAGTAACGATTCCGTCATACTCTCCACTTGTTGATGAATCTCCTCTCCAGAAGTTTACTTCGTTTCTTGCAGCTACTTTCTCTGCTACATATCCGATTAAGTAATCTTCAAAAGATTTAGGTAATACGTCAAAAGATGAGTAGCCTTGCTCAATTCCTTGCCACGTATTGTGGAAGTCGAGCTTACAAAGTTCAAGATTTACTTGTAGGTCTTTAACCTCTAAAACTCTCTCTGTCAATGTAATAGCGTCATCTGTTCTTGTAAAGTCGCACGATGCGTCAGAAAGAACGTCAGTCATTGCCATTTTTTGCATTACTTGTTTAAATTTAATGTTAGGTAGAATCTCTACTCCACCTTTCTCAATAGTTGGTGCGCTCAAAAGAGCCGCAGCCACGTACTTACCAGCGAATTCTCCCGCATAGGTAGTCGTAATTGATGTGATTGAACCACTTGTTGCCATAATAATATAATTTATTTATTTAATTTTTCAAATATTGAATCCATTGTAGACTTTCTTCTTTTAGAGCTAAACTTAAATACCTCTTTTTCTTCTACATTTTCTGGATTGTGTGTAATTGGTTTCGTTGCTGCCTCTACTGATTCCGTTTTTTCGTCAGATAATTCAACAACTTCCTCTTTATTTTCTACTTCATTAGTAGTTTCTTCAGTTTTGTCTTTAGATAACAATTCGATTTCTGCTTTTAAATCTTCGTTTTCTTTTTTCAAAGCTTCAATTTCAGTAAAGAATGTTTCTTTTACGATTGATTCAACCGTCTTTTTAACAGGCTTTTTTTCCTCTGCCATTTCTTCCTCTTTTTCTTCGTAACCAGCTTCTTCTTTTACCTCTTCCTCTTCCTCTTTTTTGTCCTCTTCTGCCTCTTCCGCTTCTTTTACCTCTGCGATGACACCTTCCTCTGAAACGACAATAACCATTCCGTCCTCAAGTTTATATTCACCTACAGGCAAAGCAATTTTTTGCTCATCTTCTGTTACAATAAAAATCTCTGCTTCTGCTTCAAAAGCATCTGCCTCAACAACAGTTACTCCGTCGTCAAGTTTGCGCTGCTCTAATTCGATTTGCATACCAAGTAATTCTCTTACTTTATTCAAAACTGTATTCGTATTCATTTTAATTTAATTTTAGTTACTTACTATAATAACTAATTTATTAAGCAAGTGTTTCCTTTTTGCTTTGTATGTCTTATGGATTCTGTGTTTGACAGTCGGTACAATCGGAGTACAAAGTAGCTGATAAGACATTTAAACCGCCACCAGAAGTTGTACTGATTACAGTATGGCAGCCGTCGTGATGCGAATTTTGAAACCTTAAATAATAAACCGAGCCTTCTGTTAAGGTATCCGATAAATGAATGTGATGTTGTTTACTGTTTTCACAATGTTGCACCAAATATTTATTATCGCCATTAGATACTTGAGCGTGAATGTTACCTATTCCTTGAGCCCACAAACCACCGTTACAGCACTCTCTTGAGTATGTTCCGTCTTTACATAGACAGGCACGCTTACCTCCTAATCTTCCTGTTCTACTTTTTTTCAATTTGCTTTAATTTTGATTCTGCCCAACGCTTACCAGCTTTACCACCCCAAAGCAAGTAGCTGATATATCCGCAGTCTTGTTGGTCGCCTTTTTCATAATACACTTCCGCACGGCTTAAATAAGAATACATTCTTTTTATAGTTTCTACTGAAACAGGTTCTTTATTTGCCAACTGCTGCGCTCTTACCTTACCCACTTGCGTAGCACATTTGTTGTTTACTTTTTTGTTTAGCTCTATGCCTCTTTTAGCGTTGTTGCTTACTGCTTGTGGATAGTCTGCATAAGATTCCGCTTTGATGTCTAAAAGGTCTTTTAAGGCTTCTATAATTTCTTCTTTTTCATCATTACGTTTACCCATTTCATATCGGTCTGCGAAATAGCCTTCTATGGAAAAGCCTTTGACCTCTCCAGATTTTGCACGAGCGTATAACTCTTCGTCATCAATTTTAGCACTAACCATCCAAGTGCCTACAGGAACATCCATACCATACAAAGCCGTCTTATCTTTTTCCGTGTTTTCGACAATCCAACTCTCTACAATAGTTACTCCGTTAATCTTGTCTTTATGTTCAAAGGTTGCGTTTTGGTGATTAGACTTTTTAAAGAATAATTCACTCGCTTTTCTGACGGTGTCTTTGGAGAAATAAATGTAGTATTCCTCATTCTTTTCGTTACGTCTATAGATTGACTTATCGGGTATCAAAGCTGCACCCATAAGAATACGCTTTTCAGCGTCAATCTCTTTAAGTTGTAATTCGTGTTTATTTAAAGCAACGAAGTCGGATTCGATGGCAGGTTGTTCTACTAAACTAATCGCCTCTACTCCAGAGGTTTCGTCTGATTCGTCTATAATTAATTCAATTATCTTCATACTATAATAACTTAATTTAGGTTAAAGTGTTGCGTTTGTTACACGGTTTCTATCAAGAGCTTGTGCTGAAGTTACTTCGCCACTTACTACGAAAGCTTGAGTAGGTTGCTGCTGAAGTTGTGCAAGTTGGTTAATTCCAGATTCTCCCACTACATTAAATTCTGGTACTACCGCTTCAGAACCTACACCACCACCACCTAAGTCTCCACCGCTATCTAAAGGCGCACTTGACTTTAAGGCTGCAATTCCTTTTGCTGCTGCTGCTACAGATGCTGCTATACCAATACCAGCACTAATTTTATTTGCCGTTATCTCTGCTGCTGCTAATGCTAATCCGCCTGGAATTGGTGCATATTTTAACTTTGCTGCTGCATTTGCTGCTTGTGTGCTTATAATAATTTTTGCAATTCCTACTGCATTCTCTGCTGCTATAGCCAATGCCTGAAGTTTATTATTTTTCCCTGCTACATCCTTAAGCAAATTAATACCAGATTCGACGTTTGCTATCTGTGCATCACGTATTGAATTTTTTGCGTCTGCTACTGCCTTCTCATTTGCTAAATCTTTTTGACGTGTTTCTTCATTAGTTTTAATAATTGAATCTGCCGTTCTTTTATTGTCTTCAATTCTTTTATTATTAATCTCAACATTCAAATCTATGATGCCACCTAATAAAGCCTTCTCTTCATTAAAATATTTTTGCCTTATTTCTTGCTCTGCCTTTAATTCTAAATCAACTAATAAGCTTTTTAATTCTTTTTGCTTTTCGCCTTCGCCTTTAATCTGTTCTCTTTGCCTTTCAAACTTAATTCTATTTGCTTCAAGGTCTTTTTCTAATCCGTCTTCTTGTAATTCTAATTGAGCATCTTGTATTTGCCTATTTAAAGCCTTAATATCATCAGCATATTTTTGATAGCTTTTAGTCTTTTCCTCATTGTTTTTAATGACATTGATTTTTAGATTGTTATTTGAATCTAATATCTGTTGATTACTATCTTTTATTGCTTGATTAAAAGCGTCTATTTGTTGTTCAAATTGCTTGGCTTCTTGGCTTTGTCCGTCAAGCCTTTTCTTTAATAGTCTTATCCTTTCAATTTGTCCTTTAGCATATTCAATGTTACGTTTAGCTTCTTTGATTGCATTAAGTTCTTTTAGCTGGTCTAATATACCTGTTTCCTTTCCCTCTGCTTGTAACAAGGCAATACGTCTATCAAATGCTTTTTGCTCATCTTGAAAGTTTCGTTTTCTTAAATCATTTAATTTGGTTTCCCTCTCAATTTCTCCTTCAATTCGTTTTTTCTGTGCCTCTGCTCTTTTGATTCTCGCCTCTTCTCTCTCCTCTTCCTCAAAATTGGTAATACCAATCCAATCAGCGAAATCCTTTAATCCTTGAATTACAGGGTCAAAAACATTTATGAGTTTATCAAAATTTGCTATAAGTAATCCTATACCAACAATTAATGCACCAATACCTGTAGATATTAATGCAATTCTAAACAACTTTAATACTCCTGTAGTAGTTGATGTTACTGCCGCATACGCTGCCGTTGCTGCCGTAACTGCGTTTGTTTTGGCAGCCTTTAAAGTAAGCATTAAGGCGCTCTCTTTTTCGAATGCAGTAGCTACTTGGTTAATGCTATTCATTAAGGTTTGTGCCGCCTGTAATTTAACAAGCGTTTCTCTTAATTTTTCACTCTCTACACCACTTAGCGCCATAGCACTTTGAATACCACCATAGACTGCCACACCTGTGCTTACTCCTTGCATAACACCTTCTAATGTCCTTTGGTCGTCTGCTAATCGTTTAGTTTCGTTTTGGATATCAATATATCTATCACGAAGTGCAGCAGCTTCCTCTAAAGCTTTACGACCAACAGGCGTCTCTCTACCAGCACTTAATGCAATGGATTGATAAGCCTGTATCTGCTTATTCATATCACGAACATTCAAAGGCGTTTCTTTGACTATTCTGTTTATATCCTCAAGTTGTTGGTCAAATGGCTTACCACTTTTTAAAACGGCATCATATTGCTTCTTTGTGTTGCCTAATTCTTTATTGTAACTCTTAAAGCTTTTTTCCGCTTTGTCAGCGTTCTGATTTATCTTTATATTGATAGTCTTATTTTCAGCCATTGTCTTGTGCTTTTAGTTTTTTTAACATTTGTTCACGTTTCTTCTGCTTATATATCGCCTTCAATCCTGTCTCATAACTATATAGTCCTTTAGCTATATGCACGTTTTCTGATGCTTCGTAGAATTCGTCTATTTGTAGTAAGTCTATTATGTGTTTTAACATTATGCTTGTTGTTGTATGTATATTTGGTTAGTTGATTGTGTGCCGTTAATAAATGTGTATTGTACGTTTAGAGTAATTAGTTCAACAGTACCACCTTCAGTTCTTATTCTATTCGTGTTTTCGGTGTTTATGTAGTCTATGTCGTCTTCGGTTTTTAGTACCGTAGTTGCGTTAGGATTCGCTGGTATGCTTACTGTTACAAAACCTTCACTTGTTAAAGTGCTTGGTGTTATTGTTACACCGCTTGTTGTAGTTGATACTCGTGCAGTTTCAACGTCATTTGGAAACAATATTCTGACGTCTACATCTTGTGCGTTTTCATCTGTTATAATAACTTCTGGCTGGTCTGTGCCACTATCTGAAAGAATAGCTCTAAAGTCATTTATCAACACAAAGTCAACGTCACCATTATTTAGGTTAGACTTCATTGATTCGATAATATATCTTTTATCACGAATTATTACACGGTCATTTAACCTTAAATTAGTTAGTAGGCTTACTGGTAAATTCGTCTTTACGGTGTAACGTCTATTTTTAAGTTTAAATAAATTACTTAAATAACCAAAGTAGTATGTTGCAAATAAAGTGTTTTGTTCTACTTGTCCTGTAAGTGTACTTATTTCTTGGTTAAAGTTTAAAGAATAGTTTTCCGTGTTTACCTTGACATCTTGACCGAAAGGCATATACTCCGTTAAAGTAGAATAAGACGAACCGTCATAAAATTTAAAGCTTACACTTGTTTCATCATACATATATAATAACATCGGATTAGGTGTGTAGGTGTTTAGGTCTTTGTCTACAGTAAAACCTACCTGTAAGTCAGTACCTGTAAACCTATTCATCTGCATATTTTCAAACGGTTGTTCTATTTTATATTCGCCACCGTCATAATCAAAAGCTATTTGTGCGTCACCATATTCACGACCGAATAATTCTCTAAATAGGTTGTTTAGTATGTTTTCACTTTGTTCGTATTTTAGAACTATGTTATTAAATAGTTTAAGTCTTTCTACATTGATAGATTTTATGTCCGTGTATTTGGTGATGTCTACAATAGCACCTTTTAAATACCAGTCGTCTAACGGCTCAACTTGGAATACATCTTGTTCTAACGGATAACAAGTAAGATTAAACTCTTTTAGAATTGCCGTAAAGAAGTCGCTTACTTTCATATCTGGCAAGTAGGCTATTGGGTCAATATTACCGCTTAACGTATTACTTGCATCGGCATAGAAAGTATTAGATATACTACCACCACCACCAAGTGGGAAACTTCCCGTTTGTATATAGTTTGCCGTAACAGTTACAGTCGTGCTTTCAGTTGCACGTACTCTAAAGCTTAAAACATCTTGTGTGTTTATTTGAGAATTAGTCCTTAAATAAACTTGTTGATTAATACCGAAAGTACCGTTTATGGTTGTTGTTAAAACGTCATTTAAAAATATATCTACATAGTATTCTGCCGTTGTACTTGCGCAAAAAACATCTAACAAAACTTTGTGTTTTATTTGGTCTTGCCAAAATTGACTACTTGGTGGCACACCAAAAGCATCCTCATAATTTATAGGTGCTATAGTTAAAGTGTCATTTGCTAAATCAAAATAGTCCTCATATACGTCACTACTTGGGTTACTTGCATCTTGACCACCTGTTGTAAAGTTTACATCTTCGGTAGTTGTAAAGAATTGAAAGTCGTCTTTATTTTGACAAAACAAAAAACAATTTCTAATTCTTTTGTCACTTAAAAAAGTACCTTGAAAGTCTACACCGTATTGTATTTCTATAGCTGCAATAATGGATGTAACTCTAATAGCTGGGAATAGTTCACTATATTGTATCGCACCTGTATTCGTGTTTATGTCGTTAGTGCCACCGTCATTATATGTCAAGTAACGTCTTGTAATTAACGGATATCTCAAAGGATAATTTGTAGAACCGTCAGTAATTCTATTTCGTATTTCTGTAGCCGTGTATGCGTGTCCAAATGTTCTTAAGTAGGTTAAGTTAACAAGTTTGTCATCATTAAATTTGTCTTTTAGGCTTGTTATGTCACCATAGAAAGTAACTTGATACGAATAAGCTTGATTGTCTTTTATTTCGGCTTTCTCAAGTTGTATCTTGCCACGTCTAAAAGTTGTTAAGTCTATTTCTATAAACGCGTCACGTCTTTGGTTTGCATCGAATATAGTGCTTACATCTTGTAAGTCGCCAACGTCTGAATTATAGAAGTGTGAAAAAATCGCGTCATTATTCGGTGTACTTGGCACACTAAACGATTGACTAAAGTCAGTAAATACTTTGCTTATGTCTTGAACGTCTTGTTGTTTACTTGTAACGCTTATTTGTTCGTCATCAAATAAGTCAAGTCTTTGTCCTTCTATATATACTTGAACTGTTCGCATTAAATTACCGTGTTTATCATATCGTAAGCAAACTCAAAGTCAAGTGTGTAGTTCATCATTCCGTCATTTATACCTACCTGTTTTTTTAGTGAACTTGGCTTTACTTTTACTGCTGCATAGTCTTGATTGTTTTCATAGTCGCATAAGACGACATATTCACTTAAAAACATTTGCTGCAAATATTCGCCATAGTTGTCGTTTACCCAACCTGTATTTAGTTTTATTGTTTCTGTGCCATTAATATTGAATTGTGCTTTTTGTCTTGTGTCTTCAGGTATAAACGGCAAACTATCTGGATTTAACTTGTATTCGTTTTTCTTTACTTCAATAGTTCGTGTTTTTGCCTTCTGAAAAAAGATTCTTGACCAACTACCATAACGATTAACAAAGTCCACTGTGACAGGTTGATACTTTGGTTCACATTGAGGTTTGAAGTATGCCGTCCACTTAATAAGAGTACCACCCGCTAACCATTCTACTTTATTGCCATTAGCTACATAAGTTAAGTATATTCGTGAAAAGCTTTTTGTACCAGCCGTTGTTGCAGTAAAATCAAAACTACTACCTGTTACTAAATCGGTATACCTTACAACGTCACCTACACTTATTTGAATATCTATAGAACCCCACGTTCCGTTATTTTGTGAAGTTGGTATTGTAGAATCGTAGTTATAGTAGTAAGTACCTTCGTCTAATAATACAGAAGGTGTTGCAGGATTGTAACCATCTTCGTAATAACCAAAGCCATTTGAAAATGTGCCTGTAATTGTATCAATTAAAGTATATGTTCCAGATACCAATTTATATCTTTTTACTGCATACTGCACAATAAAATTAACGTCTATATCTATGTCATAAGTTAAACCTGTTGCGTTTTGCCAATGTGTAAACGTAAAATATTCACGAACATAAGGCGATATATTATAATAGGTTTCTATTTTGTTTGAAGCTGGTATAAGTTTAGATAGTGTATATTGAGGATTGGTAGGCTGACTACCACTATTCCATAAAAACAATTCTACTTTAGAACCTTCTTGACCTGTTTCTGCTATTTCTATAATATGTGGACTTCGTGCTAAATTCATTTCGCTAATTTTTTAAAGTTTTCGCTTGTAATAGTGTTAAATAAATTAACCATATCAAGAGCATATTTCTCTGTTACTTGTTGAGGTAATCTCTTGTAATATTTCTCAAAAGGACGTGTAAAAAACATAGATGGCTTTATTCCTTTTTGCCATATGCTTCTAATGATAGTTCTTGCCGTTTGTTCATAGCTTAAAAATCTACCGCTTTCTTTGTCCCTAAATTGTATCTGCTTTCTTTGCACCCATTTATTAATGCCTTTAGTTAATCCCCCTTTTTTACCTCTTCCTGTACCAAACTGATATCCACTTAAACTCTGACCACTACGCACACCTTTAACTCCTCTATCTTGGTAGAATCCATAATCATTCATTGTGAATGAAATCTGAATACTATTTTTAGATTCTTTAACATAAGACTTTAGGCTTTTAGCTAAACCACCAGTATCTCGTGGTAAGCCTTGTTTTGCCTCTGCGATGACCTTATCTCTAAACTCATCCAATATCTTTTGTACTTCGCCTTTCTTCATTAGCAGATAGTCATATCGTTAGGAATTAAGATATCAAGGCTCATTGTCCATCCTGTTAAATTGTTTTCCATTCGTTCAGTAAATGGTTCGCAGCTCGGTGTTCCGTCTACTTGGAATTTATCCGTGTATAAGTCGCCACGTCTTAACAATTCATAGCACCTATTCTGAACTGCTAACATAGTGTTGAGTACATAAAGCTCATTGTCGTTGCCGTCAAATTTATCTGTTGTTTCGTCTTTTGATACGTTTACTATATCCATTGCCAGTATGCTTATATTGTACCTTATGACGTTATTCTCAAAGGTTGCAGTATTGACTATAATATGCACCAATGGGAATATGGTCTGCTTATTTAGGTCAATGTCAAAGATGTCACCCTGCGAGACTGTAGAAACTAAAGCATCGCTTTCAAAGTGTGTTCTTAACTTGTCTATAATATCGAAATAATTCATATCTATTTTTTCATTTGTCTTTTAATTTCTCTGTCTTCAATTTCCCTTTTTTGTTTTTCGAACGTGAGATAGGTGAGACATTGAGTAAGTCGTAATCTTGTGACTTCATCATACTTGGATATATCTCCTTGAGCGCATTGATAGATTGAACTATACCATCCCCAGCGCTTTGCAAATTGTTTTCGTTCTGAGAATTCAGAGAATCCGTCATCTTCGTCAGTTCGCTCTTCAAATAAGTCATTGTAGCGTTTAACAATTCTATCCCTAAATTTTGCAAAAAAAAAGAGGCACTTAAAGCGACATCTAAAGGAGCGAACTTCATCAGCTCTTGCATATCTTCATTAGGTTCGTAGTCTACAATTGAATATTTGTCTTTGTATTGTTCCTTGATTGGTCGGTACATTACTGCCATAGCTTTGTGATATGTTTTCCAGTCTTGTAGGTTGTGTTCTATATCTACATACTCGCCAAAGGTTATATTTTCAAGGTTAGGTATAAATGCGAATTTATGCTTGTCTATTTTAAACTCTCTTATCAGTTTAGGACGTTGCTTAAATATCTTTGTAAAGTGTTCTATAAGCTCGTTAAGGTCTTTCATCTTAATATGTAACACTTCCTTTAATTCTATGCCACAAAATATTTGTATCATTTTTTGAGCAATAAACTCTTCATCGTTGCTTTTTTGTTGCATCTCAATGAATTTCTGATACCTTACTAAAGGTATTTCGTTTAGGTCAGTTGGTAATGTTATATCTATTTTCATACTCTCTTATATTAATAACTAAATATTCGTGTTTTTGTTATCCCTATCACATTATGCTATAGCTTCCATAATTCTTATTTAAACCAAGTGTGTCCATTTCGTGATAGCGCACCGCATCCAATGCGTGATTAAAATGGTCGATAGGTTTGTTTAATCGTTTTCCCTGTTTGTCAGTATCCCAACAATATGACCTTAATTCTTTTATTAGGTTTGTGCTATCCCTTGTTACTAAATAATCTTGTCTCTGCATTACGTCTATGCCATAGTTAATAGAGTCCTTTCCTTTTGTAGCGCCTTTAATTAGTATTCCGTGTTTCTGTCGTCTGATTTCTTCAATGCTTTTAGGCTCTGCACTATCTGCTACAATTGGAACGCTTACAGGCAATATTTTAGCGATGTCAGAATTTAACATTTTTGTTTGGTAGGCTTTCTCGTTTAATATCCTTTGGTTATTGTAGGTGTATATCTCAATGATTGCCGTTGGGTCTGCTGAATATCCAAAGTCAAGTCCTATGCCGATTAATCTCGCCTCCTCTGGTATTTTATCAATGATTGAATAGTTGGTAAATACTGCTCCTTGAAGTTGTCCGATTTTTCCCTCTCCATAAACTCGCCACCAATTGTCCCAGTATGCGCTTGTTTTTGCTTTTAAGCGATTCTTTTCGATTTGTGCTACTATACCCTCATCAAGCCCCTCATTGTCCTTGTACGTCAAAATAATGAAGTCTGCGTCTGTTTCGTGTTGTAATTCGCTATGCACCCAAAACTCATTAGCTGGGTTAAAATCCAAATACACCTCTCGTTTCGTTCTGATTGCCATTTCGTTGTAAGCGTCAAAGGTTACATTGTTGCACTCATTGATATAGAGTATATCTCTTCTTGCTCCTCTTAATTTGCTTGGGTCATCTGCGCTAAAGAACTCTATAAAACTGCCATTAGCAAAGTCATAACGTAAATGGCTCTTGTTATATCTGCTATCTACATACCTGTTGATAGACTTCATAATTTTCAGAAAATCTCTAAGCGCTCCCCTACGCAAATGTGGTATTGATTCAGCTACAACGCTTATTTCAAGATTTGGTGTGTCTGCTGCTTTGTGTATAAGGATAGGCAAGATGCCAAAGGTTTTTCCAGCACTCGTGCCTCC